AACAATTTGTTATGAATAACTTTGACTATGAAGGATATGCAAGAGATTTGCAACATAGTTATTATGTAATAGATTTAGACAACTATGATGTTGCTATATTTTCACAATAAGGGGGAAACAATGAAATACAAACTAATAATAAAAAACGGAAATCTTAAAGGCTTTGTAGCCTTTAGGGGTTCTTGTCTTGCAACTATGCTAGATAAATATAAACGCCTACATAACGAGGGGCATAAACTAAAATTAATAAGGGGTAAATAATGAAACAAGTAGAAGAATATAAGATCATAGACTGGGCATATAATAGAATGTTTCATCACAAAACATTTAAATGTATGTATGAAGCATGGGATTTTATAATGGAGAACTGTCAAGAAGATGAAGACGAAAACGGAGATTTCGCACAAGACATATTCGTTGTTCCTGTCAACACTAGATGTTATGCAAACGGTTACTGGAGCAGTAGCAATTAATTAATATTTAATCCAACCAACAAAGGGCGGTATTATTACCGCCTTTTTTATGCCTTGAATATATAGGAGAGCCTTAGAGCCTTTCTAAGACATTTTAATATTAAGGCTATGCTTTACTATATATTTATATTTATAATGCAATACAAGGCTTCTCTGTGCCTTGTTTTTTTCTTTGTTGCTTCTTTTTGTTTCTGTTGCTTCTTTTTTTTTCTTGCGGTGATTTTTTGATTCAAGATATAAATTTGCCTTGATTATAAATTTGCCTTGATTATAAATTTGCCTTGATTATAAATTTGCCTTGATTATAAATTTGCCTTGATTATAAATTTGCCTTAAATATAAATTTGCATCAAAACAGTATTTGCATCAAAACAGTATTTGCATCAAAACAGTATTTGCATCAAAACAGTATTTGCCTCGATCTTAAATTTGCCTTAAAAATAAATTTGCATTTAGGTATTGCATATAAATATATATTTATATATAATAGGTTTATGTTAAATAAAAGTAAGGAGTTAAATAACATGAAACCATTAAATAAAAAACAACAAAAAGAGTTATCTCAAATTATGGGGTGGCATGATTTTAAAATAGACCAACGATCTACACATAGTGCATATATAACTATGGGAGATATAACAGTCTATGTAGACAACTCAACCAATGAGCAAATAGTAAATGTATGGCAAGACCAACCGCTAGGCTTAGAAGAAAAAACCATACATAACTCATGGACTAATACAGACACACTTATAAGGGAGCAAGACTAATGATTGAAGAACTACTAGACAAATATCATGTAGATGATTTTGATGATTTATTAATTAAAATAATCAAACACATGAAGGAACAAAAAGAAACTAGGGAGCAAGACTAATGACTGAAATAAAACAATCAGATAAAAACTTTTTAGACGATATATACGATACTTTGATGAAAAATACTCAATATAAAGTTAGAGACTTTACAAAATATAAAGATGTATATGTAGATACAGGGAATGGCTACATACAAATAGGAAAACGAAGATTAATTTTAAAGGAGCAAAACTAATGAGTAATTATTCATATCAAGAAATAGTAGAAGAAGGCATAGAAGTCTGTGCCAGTTGCGGAAGTGCAAATATAAACTTTAATAAAAATAATCAAGATAAAAGTAAACCTATAGAACATTGCTTTGATTGTGATTATGCGGAAGGCATAGCAACTTGTATGCCTAACGATTTGCATTTTTATCAAGAAGCAAAAGAAACATTAAATAAATTAAAGGAGCAAGACTAATGAGCAACAATAAATATGAAGCAAATGACATAATTGAATTATCAAATCAATTAAGCATAGACGACATGGTTACATTGATAAATTGTTTTTCAAGCAATATTAGTGCATATATAGGGAGTGCAGGCAATCATGTAATTGATTCTGAATTAGATTGGACTTGTACTAATGGGCATAGCATACAACTAAATTTGCAGTCTGTTAGTGAATACGAAGATCTTAAAGATTGGAAATTTTTAATGGATGGTTTAAAGAAAAGGAGTAAAAAATGAATCTAACTAAAAAACAAATAATAGAAAAACTTAAAAGCATACAGCATGAAGTTGATAGCATCTTTAATGAGAGACTAGATAGGTTTGATACTGAATTGTTAGAGTTTCACAAAGAGCCTGAGCCTGATTATGGTTATATATCGTTTTTAGGGCATGAGGTTTATGAGGCTCAAAGAGTTCAAAAAGTAATTTTAGAAATAATAGGAGAGGAGTAATGGAGATTAAATTAAACAGTTGGGATATGAATGAAGCCATACAAGATTATTTAAAAAAGAAATTTTCTTTAGATGTTGATATGAACGATTTAAGTGATTATCCATGTATAGAATATACTGAATATCAATTTGCATATAAAAAACATAAGAACGGAAAACTAAAAAAATGCAAAGATGGATATACTATTATTGACCATGAAAACAGCAAACATGAAACTAAATATGCTGAATTAGGAGATGGTTGTTCTATTAGTTTCTACTTAGATTAAATTTGCGGTAAAGGTAAATTTGCCTCTATGGTAAATTTGCCTTTATCTTAGAACTTGTTTAACCCTTCTAGCAAACTGTTTATTCACTTCTTTATAAAAATTATTCTGTACTACCTTCTGAGATAACTTAAACCAATCAATGAACTTTCTATGTCTAATAAATGGCGTAAAGGCTACAAGCAAGTCTAAGCCACCTCTACCCTTTCTCCCTTGTCTTTCCCATATACCATATACTTTTGATCCTTCTCCTTTAGGTACCCCAATAAAACGAGAGCCTTTTCTCTGAGACTCTTTAGTCTTATCCAGTCTTTTTAATATACCTCTTTGAGTAACAATGTTACCAAACTGGTTTCTCCTAGCCATTCCATCATCAGTAGGAGATGGATAACTTTGACTTCTAGCAGGTTCGTTTTCTCCAGTATAGATATAATATAAAAACTTAGTAGCATAACTCTTAACCCTAACTGTAACCTTTAGACCTCTCTTGTTAGGTTTAGCAAACTGAGACATTACAATAGCGGTTATAGATGTTTTTCTAGGTTTTTCTAGTTTTCTAAGAAGCATCTCTCTTTGTGCATTGACAACTTTAGCACCAGTATAATTCATGCCTTCGCTTAGAACTTTGTTGAAAGTCTTATGTTGTAAAACGTCCATTTTCTTTTGGAGTTTCTTTAGATCAGTTTTTACTTGTATATCCATATTTGCCTTAATACTAAATTTGCCTTAATACTAAATTTGCCTTAATTATAAATTTGCCCAAGGGCTTTTTTTATCAAACTTTAAACCATTCTCATTAGCCACTTTGAGAATAGTCGATTTGCTTTTACCCAAAGACATTACCACTTCATTCAGTGATTTGCCTTTATCGATTTGCCTTTTGAGTTGTGAAACATCAATTTGCGGTTTATTGCTCATTATAGGTTCTCGTAATGTTCTTTTAATTTATTAATATACCAAATACTTTTCTCTAAGTCTTGAATGTTAGAGTCTTTATATTTGTGTCTATGAAGGTACTTTATGGCATTACCCTCTAGGTATGAAGGGAAATTTGCACCTAACTGTTGTTTTATGTAGTCGATACACTCAAATTTGCCTTTATTGTAATGTGGTGGTTTATTTACTAAATCACTCATTTGCCTCTCCTTATTATTTCATTCTTACATTTTTGTATGATCTTTTTCTTAGCACTAGATGATTCAATGTAATCATTAAGCTCTGAAAGTGTCATACACTTTAAATAGTAATGTTCTGTTGTTGTTTTACCTGTAGCCCTATCTCTGATCTTGGCACTAGGTTTTAGTTTTATCGGCATCTTTTTTCTCCTTTTTCTTTTTTCCAAATATCTTTTCCCAATTTGCATCTAACTTCTTAGAATCTTCAGGTCTACGCTTTGAGCCTTTGCCTCCGTGCCAGTTAGACATAATCTACTCTTTGTATATTGACTGATTTATCTAATTTGCTTAAAAGCTCTTTAGCTTTCATAAAGTCATTAGGAATACATCTTAATAATTCTTCTATGCTAAATATCATAATATCCTTTTCATTCTTATGTA